TGATGAAGTTATAAAAGAATATCAAAAGTTTATTAAGCCACTACCTATCCCTGCAAGATTTAAGTCATTAACAAAACCTAATCTAGAAGTCATTAACCAACTAAAGTTTTTATCTTTTAGTGGTTTTGAAGATATTGCAAACACCTACCTAGACACACTAGCTAACGAGGTTTACCAATCAGCTATTGTAGGCAAAGACTTTAATCAAATGGTTAAAAATATTAGAGCCAAGATTAATGGCGTTTACCAAAGAAGTGATGAAACAGAAATAAACCGCCTTGTAGATTTCATAGACAAAAATAGATACTCCAACAATCCAAGTATCAAAGCACAAGTGACTACTGCTAAAGAAACACTACAGTCTAAATATGCCGCTGATATCTATGGCGATAATATGCGTAGATATGCAAGTCAAATGGCACACGATAGTTTAATGCAGTTTGACGGACAGTTTACTAAGTACAAAGCTAATGAAGCAGGGATTACATCTTACAAATACACAGGCACAAATATTATTACTACTAGACCCTTTTGTAGAGCCAACCTGAATAAAGTCTTTACAGAGCAAGAAGCCATAAATACTTGGGGTTCTACTAGATGGGCAGGAAAGTCAGGAACAGACCCATTTATCAATAGAGGCGGATATAGATGCCGCCATTCCTTTATCCCATACGACCCTGAATGGGAAAATTTGATTGAAGAATAGAATTTTTTTATATATCTCTTAATTAAATAACTAATAAAGGAGTTATAATCATGTCTGACGAGAATAAAACGGAACAGGTAGAAGCAACAACAACAGAAAATGTAGAAGTTAAAAAAGAAGAACCTAAAAAGGAATATACCAACAATAAAGGGATGCAAGTTGACATTGACAAAGTTGTTGGTGAAAGATTAAGTCGCAGAGAAAGACAAATTGCTGAAGAACTTGGGGTTCAATCACTTGATGAAGCAAAACAAGTTATTGAAGAAAGAAAAAAAGCCGAAGAAGAAAAGCAAATTGAACGAGGTAAGTTTGATGAAGTTATCAAAAAGAAAACTCAAGAATATAATGATAAACTTACAAAGCTAGAAGCAGAACTCAGAGATGAAAGAGTTGATAAGCAATTAATCAATGCCGCTTCAAAGCATAAAGCCATCAATCCAGAACAAATCAAATCTCTATTAAAGAATAATGTTCATCTTAATAAAGATGGCAAAGTAGAAGTTGTTGATAATTCTGGAACTCCAAGATATAACAAGGATGGTGACTTATTGACTGTTGATGAGGCAGTACAAGAGTTTTTAACGCAGAACGCACACTTTCAAAGCGCAACTCCGTCAGGAAGTGGAAGTGTAGCCAATGTGGGTCAGTCAAATACGAATAAGACTTTAAATATTTCGGACTTAGACATGAGTAATCCTGCTGATAGAAAAGCATACGCAGAGTATCGTAAATCTAGAGACAGTGTCACTCATATTAACTTAAAAAAATAAACGAAAGGTAAATAACAATGGCAAACGAAAGCACAAGTACAACTCTTAGTGAATTGTACACAGAAATCGTTGCAGAAGCTGAGTTCGTAATTCAAGAGCAATCTATAATGAAGAACTTGGTTAAAAACTACACAATCGCAGGTGGTGGTAAATCCGTAGAAGTACCGATTTATTCAGCTATTGCGGCGGCAGGTGTAGCAGAAGCAACTGATTTATCAAACACTGCAGTCAACCCAAGTTCAGTGACAATCACTGCATCTGAAGTTGGCGTAATGACAACACTAACTGACTTAGCGAGAAACTCCGCACCAAGAAACGTAGCGGCAGATATCGGTAGATTATTTGGTGAAGGTATTGCAAAGAAAATGGACGAAGATTTAATCGCATTATTTGATGGTTTCTCAGTCACTTTAGGTGACGGAACTGGAGCGATTGCGGCTTCTTCTATCTTCAATGCGGCATCAACTCTAAGAGCGGCAGGACTGCCAACAAATGAGTGTTATGCAGTATTACACCCTAAGATTGCTTACGACTTAAAAGCAAACTTAACAAACACATTTGCAAACCCAAATGCAGGTGATTTACAGAACGAAGCACTACGCTCAGGTTATGTAGGTCAGATTGCAGGTATTACAGTATTTGAAACTTCAAATATGGCTAATACAGGTACTGCAGGTGATTACAAAGGTGCAGTATTCCATAAGGATGCATTAGCCTTAGCTATGATGCAGGACATCAAGATTGAAACTCAAAGAGATGCTTCTCTAAGAGCAGACGAGATTGTTGCTACTGCCGTTTATGGTGTTGGCGAATTACATGATTCATATGGTGTAGAAATGCACTTTGATTCATCAATCCAGTAGTATATGCTTGTGGGTGGGGTTTATCCCCACCTGCTATTAGGAGTTTATAATGCAAACAGTTAAATTAAAAAAAGGCGATAAAATAATTACAAGAACCAAATTTGATTGGGAAAAAAATTTAATCCATTGGAAATTAAGAGGATTTGATTTAGTAGATAATAAACCTGCTGAAGAAAAACCAAAAAGAACTAGGAAGAAGAAAGAAGATTAATGGCGGCAACATCAGTATTCTCAGTAGTTAGTGCAAACATGGCAGACTATCAACCAGATATTCTAGATTATGGTATTACTGATTTTGATACACAATTACAGTTTGCAGAAGATGAAGTCATTAGACAAATAAGAGCAGAATGGTGGGAAAGATACCGCCATACAGTACGCTATAAAGATATTACTAAAGTCACTACACTAGAATTAGATAATTCTAAATTAACACCTGCACAATTTAAAAGAGCCACTATTTATAAAGCTTTAGCCGAATATGTTTATCCTCAACTTACTAAATGGAAAGACCCACAAGGTGGTGACGGACAAGATGCTTTCCAAGTACAAATGGCACATTACAGAGCAAGATATGCAGAGGAATTTCAAGAAATTTTAAAAGACGGAATTGAGTATGATGAGGATGGTGATGATACAGTCACCGCTAGTGAAAAAGAGCCTATACACCATAATAGATTAGTTCGTTAATGGTTGCGAATGTTCGCATCAAGGACAACTCTGTTCAAGTAAGTAAATCAGTTAAAAAAGTTTCTAAACAAGTACAAAGAGCGATTAAAAGAGCCTTAGCTAATGCAACAGCTTTTGAAATTTCTTCTATTAAAGAACGTACACAAAGCAAAGGCGTAGACTTTAGAGGTAGAGCATTTAAGCCTTATTCACCTAAATATAAAAGAAGATTAGTTAAAGAATCTGGTGTTGTTGATTTGACTGATACTGGTCAAATGTTTAGTTCATTAACAAGTAAAGTCACTCCCAGTAAAGGTCAATTATTTTTTAGACAAGCATCAGCTAATAAAAAAGCATTTTTTCATGATGTTGCAGGTGTTGGTAAAAGTAAAGTTATCCGACCCTTTTTTAGAATAAGTAAAAAAGAAGAAACAAATATTGAAAAGATATTCTTTAATGTGTTAGAAAGAGAACTGAGATTATGAGTATTAGAGAAGATATAGCGGCAAATATTATTACTGTATTAGATGCAGTAAGTTCCCCTATTGAATTAAAAAAAATTACTAGAGAACCTTTTGAACCTGAACAATTAGCTGACCCTCAATTTCCTGCTATTTATATTTCTACAGGTGACGAGGTGCGAGAGGACTATACTCTTGGTGATACTGCGGCAGGAAAAAGAAGTGGCACAATAGATTATGTTTTAGTGGGTTATGTCAAAGGTACAGACACCAACTTAGATACTAAACGCAATCAGCTTATAGAGGTTATAGAAGAAACACTTGATACAGATAGAACTAGAGGTGGTAATTCTCTTAATAGTCAAATAGTAGAAGTTAGTTCAGATGAAGGTACATTATATCCTTTGGGTGGAATAAGAATTGTGGTAAGAGTATTTTATGAATTTGTACGAGGTACAGCATAATGGCTAAAAGAGTAAAGCTATACAAAGATGGTAATTCCATAGAAGTATGGGATAATAATATAGACAAGTTTCTTGCTAATGGTTATAAACTAGAAGCAGAAAAAAAACCTACCAAATCTAAAAAAAAGGTAGAAACAAATAACGAAGGAGATAACGAATGGCAACACATACAGGCGTAAGCGGAGTAGTTAAAATTGGAGCGGATTCAGTCGCAGAAGTGACTGGTTTCAATATTGACGAAACTAACGATACTGTTGAAGATACATCATTAACTGATACTGCAAAAAGCTATATCGCACTAAGAAAAGATGCCACTGGTACTATTGAATGCCATTGGGATGAAACAGATACTAATGGTCAAGAAAGCCTTGATGTTGGTGCTTCTGTCACATTAAATCTTTATCCTGAAGGTGCAGATAGCGGAGATGCTTATTATACTGGCACTGCTTTAGTGACAGGTGCATCAGTAGCAGTGACA